CCATTATTAACGTGCATTGGTTAAACTTTGATATATCAACCCAGGATTGTATATCCTTACCAGATGCCACCTGCCCGGTTGGATTGCACGGATTGGATATTAAAAACGCACCAAGGCCCTTGTCAACAATCTCGCCCCTTAGTTTTGATGGAGATAAGTAGAAGCCATCCATCTTTCTTAGTGGAACAGGTATTGGCACTATATTTCCGAAACAATTCAATAATTCACTATATGCCGTATAATCCGGCAGAACATGGCCAAGATGAATGTTCTTCATAGCAGCACATACTCTGGCCAGGGCAAGTCTTCCTCCTGCAACAATGCAAACATTCTCGGCAGAATATTGGGTCGGCATACCCTTTCTGTATCTATCATTATAAAGATTTGCAACAGCACTTCTAAGGTCCGGAAGACCCGTTGATGGCGCATATTCGCAAGACTGCTGCCTTAGCTCTATATTCGTTATTCTTTCGAGCCCAAACTCAAGCTCTCCAACCTCTGGCGCTCCTTGGCCCAAGTTAGCCCACTCTTCATTTCCGTAAAAAAATCCAGACTCTCTGGCCAAACTCATCATTCTTATTACACCAGTATGTGGTATATTTAAAAAAGTATTTTCTATCATATTAAGACCTAGAGTAGAGTAATTTTTTTAATGTTCTAATTTTATTATCAAATATAGAAAAATCACTGCTTACATACTCTATAGCCAAAGCTTCCGCCTTTCCGTCCGGATCTTCTATTTCAAAATTAAAATTGCCATTTGGAAGCTTGCCCGCAGAAACTAATTTTAGCCCATTCATTGTAATATATGCGGCTAAAGCCAAATCTGATGTTTTGTATACACTCATTATTTACTAATTCTCCTCAAAACTATACCACCCATATTATATCAAATATTTTTAAAATATAGGTAGTCTAAAATTTTTTTAATTAAATATTATAGCTCTTATATCTGATCACATTATCTTACAGACGCTACATTGTTAGCCAGCGCATCTGCCATTTTCACGACCAACTTGAATATATTAGCAATATAATTTTTATCAAAAGGATGCATATACATGTAAAATATCTGTATATCAACAGCTTCTAAGGAGCTTAATTATTTAGCATTTTTTTATGAATTGAGCATATTGTGCTATTTTTTGGAGCCTGGCGCTTGCATTGTCTTTCATTTTTCATTATATATTCGCACCTAACAAACTCAAAGCCAACAACGTCATCATACTTTCTCTTTCCAGACTTGTCTTTTTCTGTAGATAAAAGTGCTTTTTCCGCAGAGTCATAGCCATTTTCCTTATCTTTTTTGTAAACAGGCCTCATTATAACAGGGGTTACAACCTCTCCATGTGGTATTTTGCCAAGCTCTCCATGTTGCGCGGTTGGAACAAAATTACTCGAAACACCGTCATCCTTTTTCATAGTGACACCCTGACGAATAGTGGCTTCTGCCGTAGAAGGCTCTGCGGTATAGGCCTTATTGCCACTATAGTCATTATCACGAAGCATAATCATGCTATCACCACACTCTGCCTCCACCTGCTCATTAGACGGCTTTATGCCGGCTAGGTCATCTTCGTAATCAAAAAATGTATCAAACCCCGCATTTTCAACCTGCGGAGTATCAACAAAATTTCCGTCCCTCCTGTGCCCCATGGCGTCTGACAACCTATCTTTCAGCGGCACACCCTTCACATAAACCTGTCTCTTTCTTACATCATTTGGATTCATTAAAACCTCCATTATTAATATTTATAATACCATAATCAAATACAATATAATAAATAAAAAAAGACCCCGGAGAAATCTCCGAGGTCTTTAATATTTTTAGCCAAATATAGCTATAGCTATATTATGCAGCAACAGTACCGGAAGCGACACCACGTGGGTTAACGATACCAATACCAATGATTTCGCTAACAACCCAACCAAGCTTAAGCTGCTTGGGCTCATCCGCAGGAAGAACCTCGATGTCCTGTCTTACCGGCATAACACCGACAAACTCAGGATCTGCACACGCAAAGACTGTACCTGCAGGAACAACCTTGGACACGACAATGTCTGCGCCAAAGATGTGGCCATAAAGACCAGTCTGAAGGATTTCTCTCTGTGTTACAGGATCAATCTGAGATGCACCAGTACCACCAGCAGACTCCCAGTTCAACATATCAGTGAATTCATTGATATTCATGAAGAACTTAGAGGTTACAAGGTCCCAACGATCAACCGTTCTCTTCATTTCAACAAGACCAGCCTTTGAAAGCATGGAGTTGTTAGTCGCCGCTAAGGCGCTCACCGCCGTTCCGGCAGCAAGCTGCGCACCAGGAGCATTAGCATAGTCAAGGTTGACAGCGCCGTTTTCACCACCAGCAGCAGAGCCAGCAAAAGCAAGAGCGGCAAACACGTTTGCATCTTCCTGAGCTTGAATCTCCTGTCTTGCCTTCTGCTGAGCACGATCGATTACATTGAACCGACGACGCTTAACTTCTGCAATACGGACAGTTGGGTTTGAAACAACTTCAAACTCAGGGACGGTCACGCGATCACCGAAGACACGAGACTCTGGAGCAGAACCGTTGCTAGAAACAACGACAGCTGCAACATCAATATCTCGGTCATACACTGGAAGCGCGCCCTGTGGGAGAGGATCAACGACGAGAGCCTTGCGACCTACACCTTGATAATCCAAGTTCCTACGAATTGGGTTTGCCATAGCCTGACCAAGAGCAATCTTGCCCTCTTGTGTCATAAGCGCCTGCTTAATCATATCATCTCTCTGAGAATCGTTGAGAGATGGTGCTGCACCAGCAACATCATTAGCCGACTGAAGCTCTTCTACGATAGAAGCGTACTTCACAATTTGACTCAATGCATCCTTTACGTTGGAGGCGTTGAGTTCACCATTTGTATTAAATATATTACTCATCTTGCACCTCCGTTACCTAAAAAGTAAATTGCATGTGTTTCAACTGTTGCAGCTCCAGTTCCAGCAAGGGTAGAGGTTGTAGATACAAGAGATGTATCGTTAACCGTACCAAGGAACAAGCCGATCTGCGATGCAACAAGAGTATCAGTGGTTATCATATCAATAACATGAGTGTTCGTTCCGCCGTCAACGCAAAGCTGACCACCGGTGGATCCGGCTGCGATGCACGTAGCTGAAGCTGCAGCAACTCCATAAACAGCGTCATTGAGGCCTGCTGCATCAGCAGCTGCCGATACCCATACAGGCTGGCTGCAGCCATAAAGACCAGGCTTGTCCCAAAGGGTTGCCTTGCCAGAAGCATGTGCTGTGTTTGGACCAACAACAACAACGCCAGTTGTTGATAACGTACCAAAGCCAGTTCCCTGACCTGCGGTACCACCAATTACGCTACCAAAAAGAGTTCCGTAACCAGTTGAGCCTTCATCAACGAGTCCATGCAGCTGAGGCACCGTTCCGGCGCCAGTTGTGGGGGCAGTATCTACTGGTCCGTTAAGTGTTAAGGTTGTAAGGCCAGCCCAGCCATCTGCGGCCGACCGGCCAGCAGCTGCGCCAAACGTCGCTACCTCTCCACCTACGGGCGTAGCCCCATCAGCCAGGTCAAATTGCCCAAGGGGCTCCATACCTGGTTGTAAAAGTGTTAATGCCATAATAATTTCTCCTAAAACATTAAATTAAATAGAATGTGAATAAAATTAATAATTAAATTTTATTCCTTAATAAATTTGCGAATTGCAATATTTATTTTTTTCATAGACTGCCGGTCACCACTAAGACTTGCAAATGTTGCCAGCTTATTAAGCCTATCAACAATATTTGCGTGCTTTGATCTATAGTTCCCTGATGGCGTATTCCTTGCAATCTCCGCCATTCTATTGCCACTTTCAATCGCATTCTCGACCAACCCGCCATTACCCATAGCATCAGCTACGTTTATTGACTTTGGATGAGCAGAACCAATTAAATCTGCGCCAGTTTCGTCATGAACATTGTAATAAGAGCTGTAACTATCCTCTTCAGCATTATCGTTAATTTTATGCGCACCCTCAAGCCCCGCATAAAAAGAACCAGCATACTCCTTGGACAGATCCTGTAAGGCATCATCCAAGTAAGTATTTAAAAAATCATCTGCGTATTTTTTCATAATATCACTATAAAAATTAGTAGATTCTATATCGTCACGTTTTAATTCATTATCATTAGTAGATTTATTAATATTATTTGAAGCAATTTTATTAATCCGAAACTCCCTTATCGCCCTATCACTATCTATGCCGCTAGAGTTTGTTGCGGCTATTTTATGTGATAAATAATCGGGATCATTCATCATGATTCTATCATATATGGGCGTAGAGCTATTTTTAATAATATATCCTCTTTGTGTTAAAATTTCACCCTCTTTTTTCCATGCGGGGTAACTTTTATTAAGCATCCCCTCCCAATCAGATCTGAGCTGCCTTGTAGCTTTTTCTGGGTCCCTATGATACGACTTGCCGCTCGGCCTAGTAATCCTAGTGCTATGATCCGCAGGAGTGTATTTAAAATAATTCTTTGCGGAATCCATCGACTGATTCAACAACTCCATCCAAGGAATGGTTGATCTTCCGCACTTATTTATTAATGCCAGAGAGAACTGCATCGGACCAACATCTGCTAAATGATGCTTATAATACCACATTACAAACCCAGGAGCAAATGGTCCACCATGTAATTTTCCAGACATATATGCGCCATACCAAATATGGAGAAACTCATTATATCTTGATACAGACTTAGTATATGCGCTAGCATATTGATCCACCCCAATATGCCCTTTAGATAAAGTATTGGAACCAATAAGTCCCCCTACTCCATCGAAGCCATATATATATCTTACGGTCCATTCTCCGCCCGGCTCCTCAGGCGGAACATCAACGGGGTGGCCTGGATCAAACATTGCACTCATTATGCACGAAGCTGGAGCGGGCATTCTTAGGATATCCCTAATCTGTTTGTCAAACGCTCTCCCATTTGTCTCAGTCTTCCCTTGTAAAAATGTTCTTATTGATATTGGAACGGTTATTGCGCCAGATTCGACAGTTCCAAGCTGAACCTCAACCACATCTTCTCCGAGTAGGTCTGGAAGTGGCACGTCGCCACCCGGGATCGCGCCCTTTCCTCCGTGCCCCCACCATGCACCATGAAACTCTGGATTTCCAGAATCCTTTTCGTCTTTGGCGGCGGGCCTCTTCTTACTCCCCTTCTTCGTGTAAACTTCTGGTGGGCCATATTGTGTTGCGCCCGGACGCTGCGCGGCTCCAGAGCCAGAATAGGACCAATCATTATCTATCCTACCTATATAGCATCCATAAACAAGACCCTTTCCATAAGCTTCTTTTAATAGCTCCTTTAATTTTGCATATTCCGTGTTTTCGCTTGCAATTTTAAGCTTAGCTTCTTGATCAGAGCAATCTGCCTGGGAACCCCTGGCCTGGCATATAGATAAAGAGTTTGATGCACTCCTTACCTCATCAGATTTTGAAATAAGAGTTTTATACTCCTCGGCCCAAGCAGAATACTCTTTATAAAGCTTATCCGCTTCGGGCAAGCTCTTATTTATCCATGCTGAATTTATAGCTATAGTTGGCCATCCAGCAGGGCACTCATTCAGATCCTCCTCTAGTACATACCATACGTTTGGCGCGATATGCTCTTTGTTAGAATCCAGTTTTAACTTTATATATTCATTATTGTTTGGGTTACTAGGCTTTACCTCTCCGCCATCAAGGATCGTTAGCCTCTCGTTATTCGGATCTAGATCTGAACTTGGTATCTTAATTTCAGGCTCGGGAGTCGTGGGCTCGGGAGTCGTGGGCTCGGGAGTCGTGGGCTCGGGAGTCGTGGGCTCGGGAGTCGATGGGCCGGGAGACGTAGGCTCGGGAGTAGGCTCGGCGGGAGCGGCCTGCCTATCGCAACTTATAAGTCCAATAACCTGCTTATTGGTTAAGCCGTTAAAAAAATCTCCGTCCCAGCCGACCTTTGAATTCAAAACATATCCGCCATCTGGAGAAATTATGGGACCGGATCCAAACCATTGCGAATTTAAAAAAAGATCTGG